AAGTACCTGGCGACTGTAGTGGATAGGTCATATTCCAGCCCCTTTACAAACGGTGGATTTCGTTACCGGTATTTATCCACGGGTCGTAAAGGTGGGCGGATTATGTGCTAGGTGAATCTACCTCGCTTTGGAACTAAGCTAGCCTTCAAACCATCCAAAGAGATTGCGGATGGCCCATTTACCAGCATCGTTGAGGTCTCGAGTTCCGATACCAGCCCAGATGCCTTGGGGCTTTGGAGGGGAATTGATGGCCTTCCAACCACCAACCCATTGGAACCATTGCTCCCTTGCCTGGTCAAAGACATACAGGGGGATGGGTTCAAATTGCGCCAAACTGGCCATGCGATCCAAATACATTTGAACCGCCCAGCCAGTACCACCATCAACGAGGTTCTTCTCGTTGATCGTACTGACAGCATAGACAGAATCAGACCAAGCGATCTGATACCAATTACGTCGTAGAAGGGATGAGACGTTCTTAGAACGCTTTCCCGGCCAAGGACGCTTCAGCGTCTTACTAGCTTTGAGGAGGGCTTCATCGGCCCTTAAAAGCTGATCCTGGGTAAGGCGAACGACCTCTTGCTCAGCTACATAATGCTTATGCCCTTCAAACGACCAATGAATTACCGATTGGCCATCACGGCCAGCATTCATACCCCATTGAGCATCCGAACCTTTCGCGCCACCGCTTAGGCAGATATCGCCCTTCAAGAGCTCTTGAAATGATTCTGTGTCAGACATGCGACTTTGTTATATAGGTCGGCAATCGTGCTGTCATTCTCTATTACGCTTACTGGTTCAGAGAGCCAAGCATACTCGGAGACATGAACGTTCTTATAATCACGCGCCATATGGGCCACAGCTTCTGGAATCTCCATAGCAGCATGAACCGCCACATCAAACCAAATAGGTTCTGGGCCACGTCTTACCCGGAATAACGCACCATTATATTGGCGAATCAACCTACACTCATTGGGGAACCGACAATCCGTTATGACGACACGATCATGCTTCCTGATACGCGATTCTAAGCTCTTGATCCAGATGGAATCATCGAAGTGTTGGCGAAGAACGTCAGTGCCAATGAGCTGTAGTGCAACCCGAGGAGTAAACCGGCCCAGATAGCTGCCTGGATTGTTGAACCAATCCAGCTTGGCTTCCCACCACTCATCAGGTGTTTCGCGCCATTCTCTTGAATCAACGGTGTTGCCCTCAAGAAGAGCCCGATCCCAACCAAATACCGCCGCAACTAGATCCTTCAGTGGATTGGCGAAGCTTTCAACGATGAATCCATGCTCGCGGACGAGGTATTCCCCCGCGGTATCTTTCCCCGAACCCTTGAACCCAAGAATGCCTACTATCTGAACCATGTGACCTCACAACTAGAATTACGAGAACTCTAGCTGGAGGTCATCCGGTCTGTCAGTATTCTGGTGTGATTATCGCACGTAGGCTTGACACAGACCCGCATCTTTGAGCCAATAGGAGGTATGGCTGTATTGGTTAGGTGGTGCATCATTGGGTTCAATGAGGATACGGATCTTCTCATCCTTATCCATCGTGATACCCAGAGCACGAGCATCTAGGCTGCGATGCTCATTAGGATTGCCATTGTGACACTCAAGATGGATCAGGCCATGAACTGGCTCATATTGGCCCATAGAGCTCGCGTAGGTGATCTGCTGATTGCCGCCGAGAACCGACACCATCCTGTTGAGGAAGACCAGGAAGGTGAATGCCAGGATTGGCAGCATTATGATACAAACAAATGCCACACCCCATCGAATATGTTTGATCCCCTCCATGCGCATCATTAGCAACACGGAGAAGGTAGACAAGGCTACCATACACAATAGGGTGAGCAGAGGTGTCATATCAATCATTCGGATACAGGCCAAAACGAGCCAACAAGACCCTCAACGCCTCCTTGTCACCCAGCACGTAGGCCGTGGTTATCTCCTCGCGGAAGCAGACGTTGAAACCCGGAGGGCCACTTACTGGCGGCATCGTGTGGTGCTTCTCGTCGATCAGCTTGCTGAGCTCCTTATCGACCAAATAAGGATAGGTCGGATCGACCACTACATCAGCAACAAAACCCAGCTTCTTGGCGGCGGCAACTACCGCCTGGATCGTAGCTAGATCCAGCTGGCTCTTATCACCCAGCGCAATCGTGGTACCGAAGCCCTTGGCCTGCTTGTGCCAATCCACAACATCCTGGGCCGGAACCTTGCCCTTCTGTAAGGGCTCGACGATCTCACGCCACGTCAGCTGATTGCCGGCGTGCATCGCATGGGCGATTGCCTTACCAGCGCCGAGACTCGGCATATCGGTACGAACCAGGCAATATGCGTAAAGATCTGCCAAATGAGCCTCCTATCTTTGTGTCAGAGCTGGTCTAACACAAAGAGTGGTTGTGTCAACCAATTTGACTCAGTAGCTTCTCTTGCTCACGAGCTTGGAACTTCACAGCTTCTCGAATACTCGCGAAATAGGCATAACGGTCAAAAGACCAACTAGGATCCGAACCACTAGCCAACATCAAGCGATGAACGTCACCACCATCGCTATTCTGGTCTTCCCAGAAACGCAATTCCTCGGTCGATGAAATCCGCCCAGGCTGCACAAAGAACCCATATTGATCCTTCGGCACATGAGCAAAAAGGCCGAAACTCCGTAAAGCAGTGATGTGACTTTCAACGCTGTTACTCGAACCCTTGACCACCACAACTTTGTAGATGCTAGTCTGGTTCAGACCAAGGATCTGTTCGGGGAAGATGATGGCGCTACGATAATTGCGGAGGAGAACCTCACGATCGCGATAAACACGATGCCAGGCACCAGGTGCTTGGAGGATTCGCCATACCTTATAGGGTTTGGTATGAACCTTGGTAAAATTGATCGCCTGACTTGCCATGCGTCTATTGTGCACCATTGTGCCAATCTGTCAACTCAGGAAGACATAGGTGGCCAGGAATGAAGCCACGAAATACAGCAGAAAGAGCTTCCGATAATTCGGTCTATTGACCCACACCACTCTTATCAGTGCTCTGATGTCACCTCGGCGGCGTTTATGTGTCGTTGGGTTCGAGATCCCTAATCTGCGATCAGGCTCGATTGGCCGATCCAATGACAACACCTTGGTTTTCGCTTTAGGCATTGGCAAGGTATTTGCTGATATCAAATGAGCGACGACCAATCCATTTACCCCAATGATCATCCATAGAGCTGAAGGTAATCATCTTGACCTGATCTGGCGACCAACCTTCAATGTGGAAGGTTCCTCGGTGACCAACTCGGTAAGTGCCCTTGTTGACCACCGTTGGTTCACGCCATTCACGGTCTGGTTCAGGCCTGACTAGCTCATAATCCTCACTGATATACCGACCAACCTTGAGGAAGGCTATACCAAATGAGACCTTCACAGCCACTACTCGGGCCTGTTGAGCCTCTGATAGCTCATTCCAATTTGTGAAAAGTAGAGCCGCGATCTGCTCAGGTGTGTAGAAGGCGGCTGGCAGATCCTTGACCTTTTCATAGGCCGCTATCCGATAAAGGGTGCCCCAGATATCGTAGGGGTGAGTTCGATTCAGCCGGCGATAGGGATCAACTGGTCGCGGCTTGAAGAAGGGTCTTACTTTGAGCGCAGATGTCGATCTAGCCAAGATAGCCTCCTTTCAGAGCCTACCTAACAAAACCTACCAAGACGTCAACCAGTTATCCGAAGAGGAAGCCGTACGCGATATTCTGCTCAACATTGTTAGCCAGTTCAAGAAGCAGGTTATCCATCTCTTGCTGGCCTTCCGCCTTGAGTGCATCACCATTAAGCGTGGTGCCACCCTGTGGGCCAACAAATGTGCCAAAACGGCTACGTGCTTCACCAAGGAAAACCTTGGCCTGAGCTGTTGTGAACCTAACGATCCAAGGTCTAGCATATGGATCAGTGAGGATCAATTCATCGGCACGATGAACGTAGACCCAAAGCAACACAGTCTCAATGGCTCGTGGTTTACGGATTATATCCAGACGATGACGTGTTGGATGCCAGTTAAACATGATGTGCGCACCAAACATCGTACCAACGAGTTCCTGGAAGCCAGTGAAGAGCTCATAGGTCACAAGGCTAGATTGGTTGGTATTACCAGTAGCACCCAATAGGGTCTGGTTGGCAATCTGAGCCCCGAAGGGTTCGAAGAAGTTACCAACCCCGGAGGTGGCACCCGTTACACCAGCACGGAAGATTTGACGCACTTCGATGATCTCATCGGGGAGTGTGTATTCGGCCTCATCTGGTTGAAGTTCTAGGAAGGCAAAGCGCTCTTCGACTGAATTGGCAGAACGCTGACGATAAGTCGCGAGAGCAAAGTTCAAGGCATCATCATAATGCTCAGGTGTGAGCTCAATAGTGACCATTCCACCACCCAATCGGCGGTAGACTTCTTTGATCAATAGTTCGCGTTGAGTCTCCATTCTGACCTCCATGACCTTCTCCATTACTTATCCAACCCTGGTAAATACTCAGACTAGTGGAGGATCGGTATGGCTAGAATGTCTCTTTGGGATCGCCAGAAAAATGACGATTACCGTTTCGTTGACGCTCAAGTCAGGGAGATGTTCCGCATTGGTGGCGTAGAGGTATTGCTCCATCGCTATGTGGGCGTGATTGATCAGGGTGATACTGGTGATGCTACACAACCAGGTGCCGCTACTTCAACCAAGCAAGGTATCAGTCAGATTCAGGATCTCTTCTTCCTTGAGAATCGAGATCGAGCCTACGATCCAAATGTCTATGAGATGCGATGCGCCTACAACATGCAGGATACTGAGTTCGACATCAGACAGTTCGGCCTCTTCTTGGAAGCAGATACCCTCTATGTTGAATTCCACATCAATGACGTTCTGGAGAAGATCAATCGCAAGTTGATCTCCGGAGATGTGCTGGAATTTCCCCATCTAAGGGATGACGCCCTTCTGGATGAAGACCTGCCAGCGGTCAACAAGTATTACGTTGTACAAGACGTTGCTCGTGCGGCCGGTGGTTGGGGACCAGAATGGCGACCACACATCTTCCGCGTGAAGATCAAGCCACTAACCAATAGCCAAGAGTTCAGTCAGATCCTTGATGGTGAGGTTACTGATGCGAACGGAGATGATACTGGTTTTGATCTTCGCGATCTGATCAGTGACTTCCGAGATGAGATTGGCATCAGTGATGCGATTGCCGAACAGGCAGAAGCTGATGCTCCATATCGTAACTTCCAGACAGCTCAGTTCTATGTCGTGCCTGGTGATGAGAAAGGTTCACAATATCCGTGGATCTTCGCTGGTGATGGCAAACCACCAAATGGAGCCCAATTGGCAGCTAGTGGTAAGAGTTTCCCCGATGAGGCACAGGATGGTGATTGGTTCCTCCATACTGGAATGGATCCAAACGTCTTGTACCAATTCGTAGGTCAACCAACTGATTCAATGGGTCAACCCACTGGATCAACCGGTGGTGTCTGGGAACGACGTGAAGTCGACTTGCGTAAAAAGTGGCAAGCCGCGCACCGAATTCTCCAGAGCTTCATCAACAATGATAACGTGGATACCATCGGTGGTCAGGAAGTCAAGGAGAAGACAATGATCTCCAAGGCCATTCTGCCACGAGCGGATTTCTAACACAGGAGGGGTAAATGAAGATCGGTCAGAACGGGCTCAACTTAATCAAAGAGAGCGAAGGCTTCAAAGCCAAAGCCTATCTAGATACCGGTGGAGTTCCAACAATTGGATATGGCACAACTCATGACGTTCATTTGGGTCAGATCATCACTGAATCACAGGGTGAGGATTTTCTGAAGCGCGACGTGGGGAGTGCCGAGCATACCATCAACACGCTGGTCAAGGTTCCTTTGACTCAAAACCAGTTCGATGCCCTGGTATGCTTTGTTTACAACATCGGTGAGGGTCAATTCAAATCATCGACTCTCTTGAGAGTGTTGAATGCTGGTCATTATGATCAGGTCCCCACCCAGTTGGCTCGATGGAATAAGGATAATGGTCGAGTGCTCAAGGGCCTTGTCATTCGCCGTGCCAATGAAGCAAAGCTCTTCCAGACCCAGTAAGGAGATTTTACAGGATGGCCCATTTGGATTACTGGTACGATGGACAACTTCGCAGGTACTGGATGCAGTTCTGCCGTATCTTCCAAAGCTTCAGTTATGAAACCGGGGTTGGTGCTGATGGAACCAAGACCCTGAAGGCCATTCCTGTGAAACTCGCAAGTAAGAATCGCCAAGTTCAGCACATCCTGAAGAACAACAGCGAAAACACCATCCTGAGTACACCGCAGATCACGTGTGAGCAAACCAGCATCTCGCTATCAGCGGAACGTAGACAGAACCCCAATCATGTGAGAACTCTGAATGTCTGGGAACGAGCCATTGATCCTACGACTAATCGTTACACTGGTGAACTAGGTAATACCTACAGTGTCGAGACCTACATGGCCGTACCCTATGACATTGTGATGCGTATGGATCTATGGACCTCTAATGAACTACAGAAGCACCAGATCATGGAACAGATCATGGTTCTCTTCAACCCTAGCATTGATCTGCAGACTGGCAACAATCCAATTGATTGGACAAGCCTGACCATAGTTGAACTCCAGGATCTCCAATGGACAAATCGTGAAATGCCCATCGGTACGGATGATGACATTGAGGTCAGCAGTATCACCTTCAAGATGCCAATTTGGATCAGCCCACCAGCCAAGGTCAAACGTCAAAACATCATTCAGCAGATCATCACCAACATCGGTACGATCAATACCGAGGAGGAATACAAGGATGGCCAAGCTGGTGGCTATAACTTCTCACCCAGCGACATGCACACCAGACAGATCATCACACCGGGTGATCATCAGGCCCGTATGGATGTCATCAATACTCCAGACGGTCTCCAGTTCGAAGCAACCCTCTTGAGCCCTGAAGGTCTGACCACTGATCCAGATGGCAACCCCTATGATTGGAAGGCACTTCTACATCGCTATGGGGCGTTCAGACCAGGTGTAAGTCAATTCCGTCTCAAGACCAATGATGACATGGATGATCACGACAGCGACATCGTGGGTATCTTCGGTTTCGATCCTGTAGATGTGAACAAACTCTGGTGGCAACCAGATGGTGATACTCTACCTGTCAATACCCTCCAGAATATCAATGGGATCGTGGATGTTGGCCACGCACCAGAGGAAGAAGGGTCATGGAATCCAGCTCGCTTCCCCGGTAGTGAAGGTATGCCAGAAGCTCAAGAAGGTCAGCGTTACCTCCTAGCTAGCGATCTCCACAAATGCCAAGAATGGACTGACCTAGAAGCCTCGGCCAATGACATCATTGAATTCAAGGATGGTCAATGGGTGATCAGTTTTGATGCTAGCGTGATGGTCAACAAAGCGGTAGTGCTGAATACCAAATCGGGTAAACAGCTTAGATGGACCGGTGAGCTATGGGTTGATGCTATCTCGGGGGATTACATGCCCGGCTTCTGGCGCATCTTCCTCTAGGATAGAGGCCAGTGCGGAACTCATGACACCTAGCAGAGTTAAAACGGCAGACCGTTCAAGTGCTCTGTGTAACGTCTTTGCTGGCCTCTATCTGCCTAAGGAACCAAGCTGTTGAGCAAGCTGGCCCGCAGAAGTTCACGATAACATTGGTGTATTGGCAGATCTTAGGATTGGCCCAATAGATACCCTCACCATATTCATCCTTGCGGTAATCCTGGTGCTCCAAGGCTTTGCCGCATTCCACACAACCCACACCGCTTAATCCAAACATATTGACCTTTCCTTTCGCCGCTCAGTAAGCCTCCGATGGAGAAAGGTCAACTTATGAGCAAAACCACAAAACGCCAGATCACCACCATCCAATATAGCGAGTCTGATGAAGAAGGCAATGATACCACCTTCTACCTCGAGGATGCTTGGCGTGATAGCTATGATGATTACGCTTTCTCACAAACCGAGCAAGTTGAAATGGCCCATGATCTCTCCGAGAGTTCCTTGGAGGATCAGGTCAGAATCTACGAAGAGTTCCAAGAAGCATATCCAGAGTGTGATTGCCAGCTCGTGAAACTCACCATCGAGGTCACCAGTGAGGAATTGAGCCTAGGTGAAGATGGCTATCGCGAGGCCCGTCAGCGCATTGCCCTGGAGAAACTCAACAAGGGTGACATCGAGGCTCTAGGCCTTATGAAGATATTCACCTACATCAAGACCAAATACCACAACGCTTGACCTTTTCACCTTTCCTGCTAAAGGTGCGGAGAAGGAGTTCATATGAGTGAAACCACCGTCTATAAGGTCAAGAATCTGAAAACTGGCCTCTTCATGACCAAAGGTTGTGGTTGGGATAAGAAGGGAAAGACCTGGGAATCACTAGGTAAGCTCAAGCTGACACTCAACATGTCTGGCTATTACCGTACAGACGATCATTACCAACATCCTAATGCCAAAGCCAGTTTCGGGCCAGACGTCAAGATCATAGCCATCAAGATTGTCGAAACCGAAGACAATATGAGCGATATGGATGAGTTCCTTGAGAAACAACGTCGCTACGTTGACCTTGGCAAGAAATACGGCAGGCCCTTCCAAGATCTTGTGGAACGTATTGAAGCGCAAGGCCAAAATAACCAGTTTCAATGGGTTCTAGTCGCCAAGAGCAGTTGGGATTACAGCCATCAGGCCCACACGGGTGATTTTGCTGAAATGCTTGAGATCATCAAAAGCCTGAAGCTCAAGCAGAATAAGGATTACAAGAAGGCCAGCACTTACAACGAGGGCGGCGTGGTTGCCTTTGCTAGCAAACAGGTAGCCATGACCGTGCGCCTTTCTCTACAGGGTAGGTGTCAAGGCATCGACATCAAGCAATACGTTGAAACGAATCTTGACGACGAGGATGGTTCATCTGTATAAGTAGAGACATAGCAAAGGCGAATCGCAAGGTTGCGCCAATGCCGAACCATAACCCTATCGCATGGTAAGGAGAATGACGATGACACTCAAAAGCAATATCCTCGATCTGAGCCGCCAGAACAACATTGGCGCCATCACCCCATGGTTTGCCGCTCAACTTGATGCCCAGATTGAGCAGGGCCTTTTCCCCACCGAAGAGCAACTAGATGATCTTGGCGAGGATCTTATCCGTCGCCTGGTTGCTTACCGTGAAGAGACAGGTGTCTCGACGGTAGTTCTCGGCATGTCAGGCGGTGTAGATTCCGCTCTAGTGGCTGCGCTCTTCAAGCGCGCTGGTTGGAAGGTCATCGGCGTAACCATGCCGATCAATCAGAACCCTGAAGAGACTGATCGTGGCATTGAAGCTTGTAATGCCATTGGCATCGAGCATCGTCATATTGACCTCTCGAAGCTATACGACAATACACTGGCTCAGATGGGACAGCTTGATGGTGATCTCGACCGCATCGAGACGGTCGGTGATACTCGCACTAAGATTCGTCGTGGTAATATCCGTGCGCGGCTCCGGATGATCACTCTGTACAACCTCGCTTCCATGGAAGGTGGCTTGGTCGCTTCCACGGATAACTTCAGCGAACTCGGCGCAGGCTTCTGGACCCTACATGGTGATGTGGGTGATCTGGCACCCATCCAGTCGCTCCTCAAGAGCTGGGAAGTACCATATCTGGCCAAGATCATGGGAGTTCCTGAAAGCACCTGGCGCGCCACTCCAACTGATGGTCTGGGTATCAGCCAGGGTGATGAAGCCCAGCTTGGTGGTTCCTACCTTGAATGGGATCTGATGGTCAACGCAATCATCAATGGCCTTCATGATGAAGAAGACGCCGATGATGCTATCAATACGTTGCTTCTCGGTATCGGCAATGATGAACGCGCCAAGGCTGTCTACAATGCGGTTATCACTCGGATGGGCGGCACGTGGTTCAAGCGGCTCAATCCGGTCAACCTTCAGAATAAGATCCATAATCGCTACATGGATCTGGCACTCATTGACAGCCAGCTATTCGTTCCGGCTAGCCTCCTTGGCAATCCTGAACCAGCGGGTTCTGTGGCCTAACATTCTGGTTGCGATAATGCGGAGACGTGTTATCACACCTAAAAGCAATTCAGGAGGGCCCAATGGTCGATCTCGCTCAACGCGCACATAATCACAACTGGCGCATGGATCCAATTATCCGTTCGTTGCTCGACACGGATTTTTACAAGCTCATGATGGGTCAGTTCATCTTCGAGCGCTTCCCCATGCATACGGTGACATTCGGCCTCAAGAACCGCACCCGTTCGGTAAACCTCGGCAAGATCATCGACCTCGATGAATTGCGAGCTCAACTGGATCACGTGAAGACACTGAAGTTCACGAACCAGGAGCTCATCTGGCTCCAGGGCAACACCTTCTACGGCCAGGAGCGGATCTTCAAACCCGCTTACATCGACTTCCTCAGAACCCTCCATCTTCCAGACTATGAACTGAGCTCCACCGATGATGGTGATATCGCGCTCACATTCACGGGTTCCTGGATGCACACCACATTCTGGGAGATCTACGCTCTATCGGTGGTAAGTGAACTCAAGACTCGTTGGGCTCTTAAAGGGCTCAGCAAGTTTGAGCTTGATGTCACTTACGCTTGCGCGAAGACCAAGTTGTGGCACAAACTCCAAGCAATTAAGGAGGCTGGCGTTCGTGGTCTTTCGGATATGGGCACCCGTAGGCGGCATTCGTTCCTTTGGCAGGAATGGGTGGTTAACGCCGCTGCTGACGTTCTGGGCGATGGCTTTATCGGAACCTCCAACGCCTACTTGGCTATGAAATATGGCTATGAAGCCATCGGCACCAATGCTCATGAATTGCCGATGGCTCTTGCAGCTATCAAGGCTGGCCAGGGAGGAACGGATGATGAGATTCGGCAGACCCAATATGAGGTGCTCAAGGGCTGGCAGAACCAGTATTCGGGCAACATCCTAGTCGCCCTCCCCGACACCTTTGGCACTACACAATTCCTCAAGAATGCGCCACAATGGGTCAGCAACTGGAAGGGCTTCCGACCAGATAGCAAGGATCCTTACGTTGCCACCGAAGAACTCATTGATTGGTGGCAACATATGGGAGTAGATCCTAAGACCAAACTGGTGCTGTTCAGCGATGGCTTGGATAAGGATGAAATCATCCATCTATGGAATACCTACCAGGGTAGGATCCAAGTAGGCTTCGGTTGGGGAACCAACCTCACCAATGACTTCCGAGGTTGTCATCCACGTGGTGAACATACCCTGGATCCGATCTCGTTGGTTTGTAAGGTTACCGCAGCTGATTATCATCCAGCAGTCAAGCTCAGCGATAATTATGAAAAGGCCACTGGCCCTGAGGAAGAGGTCGAGCGTTATCGAGAGATCTTCGGTAGCGAAGGCATGAAGGATGCCCCGGTGCTCGTCTGATGGGTAAAAGCAATCCTCGATTTGGTTGTAAGGGCTGTGGGCATAAGAATACCCGTAACCAGCTCAGGCAGAGTAACGGGATCTGCCTCCATTGTAAGACGCCCATGGATCATACAGCGTGGATGGGTGGCCAGCAGGCTACGCTGGGCCAATTGCTCACTATTCCTAAAGCGGATGATGAGGATCTAACCAAGCTCGCTGAAGAGCTTGGAGTTCAACCAGCTGATCTAATCAGTGCTGCCATTCAGATCAAACTAAGAGAATGGCAGAACGTCGAGGATATTGAAAAAGCCATCAAACAGGACCTAATGCTTACTAAGCTCTACAGGAGATAAGCATGTTCAAGGTTGAAGGCGGCATTTACACAGACACCACATTCCAGGAGGTTGTTCCTGGAACGCAAGAGGCCTACGGGCCATTTGACAATTATGAAGAAGCGTATATCACCTGGAGTGGAAAGGCGCGCGCCAATATTGACGTATGCTGCCACCGGCTGGTGATTAAGGAGGCATAATGGCTTACATCTATCCGTTCCGAATGGCAAGCGCCACAGCTACAATGGTGCTCATCGATCCGATTGCCGAGGAGGTAATCGGAGGCATCAGGAAGAACTCTGCGTGGGTCTATCCTGGCTACAATTCCTTGTCAGGTGGCTTCATGGAAGCCCGTTATGTAGAGGACGAGGTTGGTAGTGATATGTTTCATGCTCGCGGTGCGGCTCACGGCCTTCTCAATATGAAGTATATCGCAGACGAATACCATGAGGGTGAGAACCTCGAGGAATGTGCCATCCGCGAGATTGCCGAGGAATATGGTATCCAAGTAGATTTGGACCAACTCAAGATGTTTACGGTGCGTTCCAATAGCCGCACCGATACTCGGGCTCATGTGGTCAATGCCTGCTATTACATTGAGCTTCGACCTGCCCAATCACTTGCTTTGCCAGATGGTAAGGATGTCTCGATGCTCGATGATCTTGAATCTGTGAAGCGGATGAAGATCTCTGATGTCGAAGGTGCCTCTGAAAGTGACTGGCCCATGGCTTTCAATCACTTCGAAATCATGCAGGCTGGTATCGCCGCCTGGAAGAAGGAACGCCATTATTTGGAGCTCGAGGGCGAAGTCATTGCTCTTCGGGCCAAGTTGGCTGCCGCCGAGAAGCGCATCACCGATCTTGGCTGGGATCGAGATGCGGCCGCTGGTTTGCTGAATTGGGGTGCGTGATGACCAAACGAGTAGCCATGGCAGCAATGAGAACTATGCCTCTCCATGAGGGTCATACGCTCATTGCCCAGCAGATGGTCAATAATTATGACACGGTGATCATCTGCAATGGTTCAGCCGATAAGCCAGTCACCATTCAAAATCCGTTCCCCGTTGAAGTTCGCATGGAGATGTGGAGGAGAGTATTCAGGGATCGCATCAAACTGGTTCCTGTTTCTGATCTTGGTGCCACCAAGGATACCAACGAGTGGTGCGACTACCTGTTGAAGAAGATCAAGGGTCTCGGCCTTCCTGATCCTACGGATTATTGGACCGGTTCGCCCGCTGATGCCATTTGGTATCGAGGTCGGTTCTTCAACAAGGAATGTGGCTCACCTGCCGATGATGATACCGAGGAGTTCATCCAGCGCTATATGCCTAATGGCGTGTTCCGCCAGCTTCATATGGTCGAGCGAACCTCCAACTACATTCCAAGCGCGACTGAACTGCGTCAGTTTCTTGTAACTCGTAATGACGGTTGGAAGCGTTGGGTGCCAGGCGTTATACACGATCTTGTCGAGGAGCACTTCCCCGAAGAGTTCAAGGTCGGGTTCGAGGACAAATAAATGGGCGACATGGGCGATCTATTCAACGATCTCAAGGATATACGTCGAGAGCAACGAGCGGCTCGTTCAACCCAGGCTGGTTCTATGGTCAATGATGTGAGGGCTAAGGTTGATAGCCTCACGGTAGATGACAATGGAACCTGGAATATTGTCAAAGGGTCTCATAAGATCCAATTCTACCCCACCAAAGGCACCTGGCAATATCGTAACCGCATGTTTCGAGGTGGTACCTTCTCCTTCATCAACTGGTTGGATAATCTATGAAATACGCGGCCCTATTTGCTCTTCTGCTTATCGGCAGTTGCTCACAGGCGACCTCGGAGAGCCAAGCCCAATCAACACCAAAACCATCCTACATGAGTGATCTCTACGATGGTAACGCACAGATAATGGAACCAACCGTTATTGTGTTCACTGATCCTGAGACCAAGTGTCAGTATCTGATCATGCAGGATTACCACCAGGGTGGAATAACTGCCAGGCAGGGTAGGGATGGCCATATTATGTGCCTGGATCAATAAGGAGGAAGCTCATTCATGTCAGCCATAATTCAGACTATCGAATCAGTCGAACCCTATGGGGAGAACCTCTCCATTGTGACTACAAACGAGGGTCATAAGGTCATCGCAAATCGCAAGGAAGATGGTTCCTTCCGCTGGGCTCCTGGTGAGGCCTGTGTCTATGTCAGCGAAGGGTCAATTATCCCCGAGGATGTGCTTAAAGAGCGCGGTTATTGGGATAAAGAGAAGGATCGTGGCCTGCTGGATGGCGGCAAGCGCAATCGCGTCAAGATGAAGAAGCTCGCTGGTTTCGAATCTCGGGGCCTTCTGTTCAAGGTCATCGAGGGTGGGTATATCATCGAACCGGTAAACATAACTCCGGTACGGACCGTTAAGATGACTCGTGCAGATGCTAAAAATCGCGCAGCTATGGGCGATGACGTCTCAGAGTTCTTCGGTATCACTGAGTTCACTGGTTGACTAAATTGGTTAACCATGTCATAATGAATAGGTAAATAGGGATGGAAGCTAATCGAGAGGTTGAGCAACCATTCCATTAACCTCAATGCAAGTTGGAGGTCATATGATCAAAAAGTTCCTCGTTGTAGTCGACACTCAATACGATTTCATGATGCCTAGCGGTGCGCTTTATGTGCAGACCGCTGAAGATACCATCCTTCCAGGCATCGACTTCCTCTCCAAGCTCAATCCTGATGAATATGAAGGGGTATTGTTCACCTTTGATACGCATGATCCTCGGACCTGGAATGACATGCCGGAGAGCAAGGATTTCCCCATCCACTGTATCAAAGGGACACCGGGTTGGGTCAACGTATTCAATGAGAAGCTGGTCCCCAAGGCCATCCCCATGTTCCACCTCGAGAAGGGTGTGTTCAATATGTGGGAAGAGGAGCGCCTGCCGCTCCATCGTTTCGATTACAGCACCTCGCTTGTTCGCCCGGTGATCGATTTCCTCTACCGTGATGACTTCTTCGCTCAGATGGCGCAACGTGATGAAGTAGCGATCCAGGTCATGGGCGTCGCATCTGACTATTGCGTCAAATGGGCTGTTGATGGCTTTGTGAAGCGAGGGTTCAAGGTCGAGGTTATCGAGGAACTCTGCCGTGGCATTGGTGCTCCGGCCAGTGACGTCTTCGAAGGGCCTGACTATATTGATGTGGCAATGGTCTGATGGGTCTAGATGGCCAATATCGTAGAATCATTGATAACTTCAAGCATGAACTAGCAGGTATTAGGGCTGGCCGTGCTTCCACGGCATTGTTGGATCCTATAAAGGTCGAAATCTACGGCTCTCAAGTTCCACTCAATCACATAGCAACGATTTCGACACCTGAGCCGAGAATGCTTTCAGTTCAGGTGTGGGATAAGGCCAACCTTGGTCTGGTTGAGAAAGCTATTCGTTCTGCGGGTATTGGCATCAACCCTATAAACGATGGCAATAACATCCGCCTTCCTATACCGACCCTTACGGAAGAGCGGCGTAAAGAACTCACAAGACTTGCTAGCAAGTATGCTGAAAAAGCCAGGGTCGCTATTCGTCAGGTTCGACGACAAAAGCTGGATGCCTTGGAAGACCCTAACAAGGGATCTAAGCGGATTCAAACAGACACAGAGGCCGCTATCAATGAGGTCAATAACCTCTACAACCATAAGAAACAGGATTTGGAGGCGTAATGGGTAAGGTAATCAAGAGCCCGGAGCCGTTAGATTTCGACGATCAGAACTCGATCTTCCTTGCAGGTGGAATCAGCAAATGCCCCGATTGGCAGGCAGGTGTCGCGAATCGCCTTGCCGATCAGACAAACGCGATCATCTACAACCCTCGACGTGATGATTTCGATATGTCGGCCTATGAGGATATCTCGAGACAGCAGATCGTCTGGGAATACCATGCCCTCCGGTTGAGTAAGGTGAATCTCTTTTGGTTCCCCTGTGAAACGCTTTGCCCAATCACGCTCTTTGAGCTTGGAGCAGCGATACCTCGGCTTCATCCAGGTGCTCTCATGGTTGGAACCCATCCTGATTATGAACGCCGCTTCGATATCATCGAGCAGAGTAAGCTTGCAGGATCACCCATCCATGTCTTCGATGATCTGGAAGAGCTCGTCAATGAGACCGTGATACTCCTTCGCAACATCGACCAACTCTTGAAAAACGGTTGACGTTCCGCCTTTCTCCGCTAGAACTGGTGGAGAAAGGAGGAGATCATGGCACATCCACACAAATATCCATCAAGCCCTCATTGGCCTTGGTCTCCTTGCGTTCATAAGGATGACCGTTACCACCAGGAACCTGAGCGGTTCCTTGGTGTCGAGGTCGGCATCTCGGAGAAGCTTGATGGTGGCAACACCTGCCTAAACGCGGGTGAAGCCTACGCACGATCCACCGGTCAGCCTGCTACTCAGGGTTGGTTCGCAATGGTCAAAAAGCATCATGCTTGGCGAACCATCGATATCGACCCCCGCATCTCGATTTACGGTGAAGACCTCTACGGCATCCATTCCATCGAATATGATGCACTGAAGGAAGACGAGACTTACCGCGTCTTCAACATCCGTGAAGGTGATGAATGGCTAGGCCTGGATGAGCGTATCCAGTTCTGTAAGACTTATGAGTTCCTGACTGTGCCCTTGTTGTTCCGTGGAACCTTCCACAGCGTCAAGGAGATCACTCTGTGGTTCGAGCACCACATTAACCAACCTAGCGCCTTAGGCCCGCACAGGGAAGGCTTTGTGCTTCAACTGACTGAGCGTTTTCATAATGACAGCTTCGCTCACAATGTCGCAAAGTATGTGCGTAAGGGTCATGTGCAAACCGATCAGCATTGGACCCGTAACTGGAAGCCCGCCACTCTGAAATAATGGGCTTCTCCGCTAGGGTTGAGTCGATGAGTTTCAAAGAAGGTAGGTTCTACGCCATACAAGGCCGGAAGAAGGATGACGAGTGGGTCTACATTGAATCCACCAGTGGCCCGGCTAGTCACGCGGCACGGTTGAAAGCCATCGCGAGGAACGCCAGCAAATCACGCCCAAATGTTGGTCACGGATGGGATGAGATGGATGACTATGATTACCAGCCCACCTTGGTGAAGATATCAGAAAATCCATTTGCTCTGAAGACCTTCTCCATCGACACTGACATCAAGCTCATTGCTACATTCATGAGGCTCATCCGTCAGGATTGCGGAAGCGTTGATGTTGATCCAACCTCGATACGCTTGGTAACCATTGAAACCAGCGTAAGCACGTTCATACCAGATGATCAATCTGATGATCAAATTGAGCTCCGCAAATTCGCTCTTGAGAAGCTGAGTGAGGAGGAGAAGGAACTCCTCAAGGTCAAGCATTGGGACGTTTACCACAAACTTGGTGATCGTTCTATGCTTCCTGATGAAGATGAAGAGGCTTGACCTTATGACCAAGAAGGCTATTCGTATCCAGATGGCCAGGAAGGCTACTAGAACTAAGATCGCACCAATGACTCGCACAAGTGCAAGCAATCCACAGAGTATCAGCCAACTCGAAGAAGCATTCAAGGCTTTGCGATCTGCTGAGCAGATACCTGAGAAGACCAAGCCGCAACCTCCTCGTAAAAACATACCGGCCATTCCAGCAAAATTCCGTCATATGGGTGAAGCCCTGGAAATGTGCCCCTATGAAATCCATGCCGTATTCGAGCATCAGTTTGACACCACAAATGTCTTGGTCAAAGAGACCCTGAAGAGGTTCCTAGCTACCATGAAGCTTAGTGGTGAGGTGGATCTAGAACCCACGCGACAGATGCTTCGCAAGGTTGAGGATGAGCACGAAAACCGTCTCCAACTCTGGGAAAGAGACTGTGAGGCAGTAGAGAAGGCCACCATCAAACGATCAGAAGCTATCCGAAAGGCAGAGAGTGTTTTCGGTCAGGCTTGGGGTAAGATCATCATCGACCTCATCCAGAAGGTCGATAGCAATCCTGATATCTCGAGCCTAGGTATCATGGATAAGTGGATGATCAGGGCGATTGAGGAAACCAATAGGAAGGCCGCGAAGGTAGATTCAAACGGCCTGATCACCATGGATTTCTATGAGCTCAAGAAGATGAAGCCCGAGGTTATTGCCGGAATACCTGAACTGGCTTATCGCCTAAATCAAGAGGCTAAGGATCTTGAATTCGTGGAATGGCTCTGTAAGGCGCCTATTGAAGAAATCAGGCAGGCAGCGCAGATCACTAACGATCTAAATCGGAGTGAGTTCTACGCCACTGTGCTGATGTATCGTAAAGGCCTTCGCCCTGTTAGGGATTACCAAGGCCATTTTGAGTGGTATAATGAAGCCGAGATTCAAGCAATGGCCCATGATAGTGTGGAATGGGCTGAGAACGAATTTGGCCACAACGAGATCGAGGTCTATCATTTGGCACAATGTACTAATGAAGACCTTATCCACCATGCTTATCGGCAATATCAGAAGGGCGAGGAGTTGCCTTCCTGGTAATCTAATATAGACTTCTAGGTACCACCCTAGTTACTCAACACCAGAAGGCTAGATGCCTGTGTGGAGTTGAGTGTGTCAGAAGAAAACGATAAAATGGCCGAACTAGAGCCCATCCTTGATGAGCTACAGACGGCCTCCTACAATAGCATAGTCAAGGTCATCAACTACCTCCTGGATTACTATGAGGTGAAGTTGGATAGCACCTACCTGGCTGTTAACCAGACTATCATCAGTCTATGTGATATCATGGGTGATCTATTGACTGCCGTTCCTGAGGAGGATCGCGACAACATAGAGGCAAAGATTCGCGAACGCATCAGTTATCGCAGGTCTATAACCGAACTCGAAATCGCCCAATCGGATGAAGCAGAAGATGAGGCTCCATTGGATCTAGCCACTATGACTCCCCTGGGGAACTGTTGATGGCTAGGTCGAAGAAACTCTTCAAGATTCGTGATAAGGTGACTGGTAAGTTCTGGAATGGTGATGTGCGATGTACCGCCTTCAATGAAACAGGTAATACTTGGAAGGGTAAGGCGAATGTCGAAGGAGCAATCTCCTGGTTAGTTCGTTACCGTGGCACCTTTGGTGTCGATATTCCTGAGACCATTCCTGAGAATTGGGAAATCGTTGAGGTTGAACTCAAAGAGGTTGAAACAGGTATTGCCGAAATAGCATCGCTTATGCGATTCGTGCGACTGAAAGCAGAGGCCGAGAAGGTTTGTGACAAGGCTGGTTTCTTCATGGAGGTGATGAAGGATAAAGGCGTTCTTGACGATATTGAGTTCATCTTTGAATTGAAACCGCGCGAAGGGCGTGGCTATGTGGATTTCGAAAGAATCAAAGAAGCTCGTGCTCATCTTCGCCAACTTGGCGTGAAGACTAGAACCTTTAGAGAGCATCGCGGTCTATTTGGCATGATGGATCGTCAACAAGCATTGAAAGCCAGGCTGGTTCTTGATGTCAACAAGGTAGTCGATCTAGGTTCTCTACGCACCAAACTCTTCTCCTAAATCACGCCTTGTTGCCATCTTTCTGGTTGACAGACTCTACCTGGAGTGTAGAACCAGAACATAGGTAGGCAACAAGGAGATCGAACATGGGTAGAACCACCCTCAAGGATTATGGTCGCCATTCCGAGAAGCATGGTGATATTCCGTTCTATTACGGCTTCCCCTTCCGTTTCTGGTTCGCCGAACACCAGGTTGCACCTGAGGATGTCGAGACCTGGTGTGTCGAGAACTGTGTCGGCTATTACAAGACCGTTTCCTACACCCACAAGTCGTCGGTTCGTCTGAAGGGCGGCCGGGGCTTCGATACCCACGTGGTATTCATCGACAAGATTTACCTCGCCGATGATATGGACGCGATGCGCCTCAAGTTGCGCTTCGATGTGCGCGACGAGCAGGTCAAGCGGCCCGAGAAGCTGAAGCGCAAGCGGCGCCGGAAGGTCAAGAAGGCCTAAATGGAAGGGCGGGGAAACCCGCCCTTCGCCATGACTAATTGACCCACGGAGACCATCTGCGTAATCTGAACGCATGGCAAGGATCCTGATAGGTTGGGAAATTGGCGGAGGCCAGGGTCATGGCCTCCGAATCAAGCATCACAAGGATGCCCTAGAGGCTAGAGGTAATCAAGTAGTAGTTTACCTCAAGCTACCACAGAATGCTCTACCTGATGGTAAACAGGGGGCATTCTGGCCCATTGAATTACAGAAACCCATTGCGGCTCATTCACTTGGTGATGTGCTGATTGGTATGGGTATAGGCATTCCAGGTCATTTCAACTCAATAGTCGCTAAGTGGCAAGCCATCCTAAAGGATGAGCAACCCGACATTGTGATTGCCGATTTCGCACCAGCCCTTTTGGTGGCATGTAGAGGTCGCCTTCCTAGCATCCTCATTGGCAATGGCTATGATTGCCCACCAAGCACCCTAAAGTCATTTACGTCGCTGACTGGCCAGAAGCCCTGCTCTGAAGTCATGGCAGCGAATCAGGCCGGTGTTGAGTTCCTACCTGAGATCTTTGCGGCCGATCATACGGTGATTCAATCCATTCCGTGGATCGATCCATATGAAAAGACTCGCATTGGCCAGCACATTTTACCTCACCCAGAATCACCGCTATCACAGCATGGCCAGGCTGTATTCGTCTATGCTCCTCATGGCATACCGAAAACTCTTGGTTCCTGTCTCGAGGCATCAGGCCTACCCATCATCCAAAGCACTGACAAGATGTACGATTGGCCTGAAATAGCAAGACGATCCTGTTGTGTGGTTTCACATGGTGGTTGTGGAACGGTAACTCAAGCGGTTCTGGCTGGGTTACCCCAAATTGCCATTACTGGTGATCTAGAGAAGCTCAATTACGGGCGGCAGATCAAAGAGCGACAATTAGGTGATTGGTTTGTGACACCTTGGTTCAAGGAAGACCAATTCATCAAATCATTGAAAGCGCTGTATGGTGAGCAAAGCTATCTGGAGCGAGCTAGACAAGAAGCTATCAGACTCAGGGAGGAGGTTGGTGAATCTCCTATCAAGAAGGTCGCCGATATCGTGGATAGCCTAATCTAAATATTGACCAGATGGTCGTTACGCCGTAAGATCAATCTACCAATTGAACAATTGAAAGGAAAGCGTTCATGAAGGCAATCGTTCTGGCCGCAGTGGCGGCTATTATCACTGCGGTTACTCCTGTGGCGGCCCAGGCCCAGGATTTCACCGGCGCCCGTATTGGTGTCACCGGTGGCTATGATGACATCCAGAGCCGTGAAGGCTTCAACTACGGTGTCGTGGTCGGTGTGGATGCACCTGTTATCAAGGGCGTGACTCTGGGCGTTGAAGCAACCCTCGAGGATTCGACCACTGATACTGCTGGCCTAGATGTCAGCCGCGATCTTGGTATGAACCTGCGCGCGGGTGTCGCCGTTCTTCCGAAGGTTCAGCTCTTCGGCAAGGTTGGCTATGCTTCAACTCGGTTCGACCTGACTGGTAACACTGGTCACGTGAACTTCGAAGGCCTGCGCTATGGTGCCGGTGTTGAATACGCCGTATCCAAGCACACCTACGCAACTCTGGAATATCGTCGCTCCGAATACGAGGATAATCTCGGCGGCCGTGACGGCGTTCTCGCTGGTGTAGGCTTCCGCTTCTAATCCATAGAAACGGAACTAGGAGAGTGGGGTAGAGATACCCCACTCTTTCTGTATCTGAATATTGCGATACTCCAGGGTGATTGTTACCAAAGGCTATGCTGACCTTATTCATACTAGCCATTGCTCTAGCAACTGATGCTTTTGCAGTTTCTATCGCTCGAGGTGCTAATTTCGGCCATAGTTGGATCAGAGCTCTAATGGTTGGCCTGGTCTTTGGTATGATGCAAGGCCTAGCCGTAATTCTAGGATGGTGGGCCGGATTGACTCTTTCGGAAGCCTTCCAAACCCTACAAGGATGGATTGCCTCCTCGGCCCTAATTCTTCTTGGTGGTCTGATGATCAAAGCCGCCCTAAATGATCACCAGGATGCTGAGATTGCCTATGATCCAGTTAGCCCCGTAGTGGCCCTTATAGGGTTGATTAGCGCCGCTCTAGTGGTGAGTCTTGACTGCCTGGCTGCTGGAGTGGCTCTTCCAGCACTAGGCTATTCGATTACCTTGGATGCCTTTGTGGTCTTCGGTGTATCGTTCCTAATGAGCACTCTGGGTTATTGCCTAGGTGGTCATGCGAGTAACAAGTTGGGCAAATATGCTGAGATCGCAGGTGGATTGGTTCTTATTGGCCTTGGCCTTAAGATCATCCTTTATCCTTGACTTACAGGTCAATCCTACTAGGTATTAAGCGAAGGAGACACTGATGTTTGAGAAGACCCAGAAGGCAGCCAGAGATTTGTCTCTGATTGCCACACATGAAGCTACAGAGGCAGTTACTACGGTCAAGGCCGCAGTTGTTCCTACAGTTGCTGGATTCTTCGGCACTCTTGCGGATTACGCAAACAAGGTCAAAGAAGGTATTGAATCGGGTGAGCTCTTCAAGCCTTTGGATGCCAACGAGGAAGCAAAGAGCCAGGATGGTGGCACCTTCGCCGATCCCCTGCCTACCAAGGAGCAGAATGCTGCTATTCATGCCTTGCGTGTCATCGGTAAGACTGACGAAGAGATTGCCGACACCCTCAACGTATCACTCTTAACTGTGAAGATGGCTACACCCCTCGAAGCCTGACCAAGACACGAAAACGGCGGCCCACTAAGGAGCCGCCGTTTTTTTTTGACCTTTGAGATCCTCAAAATGCGGGGGCCGAAGCCCCCTACACAGGTTAGAGGAACTTCAGGTTTGCGGTATTGATGCCGACCAGACCCAGGTAGTCTGCAGCGTTACCCAGCGACGATGCGCTGTTGGTTAGCTCCAGGTAGCCATAACGAGTCATGAACGACACGACTGGCTCGAAGGTCTGAGGATCAATCACGACGCCCGACGAGGTCAGCGGAACGTATGGGCAGTAATAAGCTGCCGCATCAATCTCACCCTGGCCCTTGTAACCAACGAGCACTGGAGTATCATCCTGTGCGTACTGGTTAACGTAGACGCGGAGCGAGTTGTTGAGGGTACCAACATACTTGGTGTTGGTTGGAGCCTCAAAAACGCCCTCGGTGGTGCGAGCGAACGCGCTGGTGGTTGCCGACTGAAGGATCGTTAGCGCGGTTGGCGAAACGACAATCCAGTTAGCTGCGCCACGACGGGTGCGCTGTGCGATCAGGTTAGCCTGACGGTTGATTAGAACCGAAAGAGCTGCGTGCTCGTCACCAACGAAAGTTGCGGTGCCCGAGACGTTTGCCTGGTCATACTGTGCGGTAGGTGCGCCTGGAAGCATGATCAGCGAGTTCAAGATCTCCTGGTCGATTTCCGCAGTGATTTCCTGCGCAAGAGCGGCCATGATTTCTGCCTCGATGTCGATGCCCTGCTGAGCCTGTGCATCCTGCTGAGCCTCAAAGGTCCAACGTGCGCTCAGACGACGGGTCTTAGCTTCGACGGTTTCCTTCAGGATCTGGATCGACAGGCGGTTACCTGGGCGACCTTCGAGATTTGCCGTGTTAGCAGCAAGTGGGTGGTTAGCATTGGTTGCGCCGTTACCCGAGTATGCCTTAGCAATCTCGAATGGGCTCAGAGCCTCAGCACCGGAGGTAACGCCAGCAGCGTTATCTGCGTAGCGAACGCGCAGGGTGTGGATCTGAGCAACAGGGCCGGTCATTGGCTGAACGCCAATGATCTCGTTAGCAATCACAGTTGGCATAACACGACGTAGAACAGGTAGGATGACCTTGTTCAGAGTTGCGACGTTACCAGAAGCGGTTGCACCAGCAGTTGCAGTCTCCATCAGGGGATTGCGGCGCATCAGGTCTTGGCGAGTGTTCTCAAGAACGGTCTCCATGACCTTCTTCTTGTTGGGGTTCGCCGAACCGTCCATATTAACTAGAAGGTCACGACCCTCGCAAAGAGCGTCTTTGGTGGCCTTCCAATTGCTTTCAAACAGCTTAGTCATTGGTTGGATACTCCTTATTCTTCAATTCCAGCCAGTCGGCGTAGCTCAGCACGGGCCTCATT